CTACATGGACTACAAAGCGTCAAGAAAAGAATAGGAAGAGTCTTATAAAACAGGTTTAGATCTTTTAGGATTTAAATATGAAAACAGAACAGAACCTTTTCAAGGAGCATCAGGTGCAACACACCCAGTGTTAGCAGAAGCAGTCACACAGTTTCAAGCTCAAGCATACAAAGAATTATTACCAGCTGACGGACCAGTAAGAACACAAATTATTGGTGTTAAGAATCCAGCAACAGAACAACAAGCAACTCGTGTAAAAGATTACATGAACTATTTAATTATGGATCAAATGAAAGAATATGAAGCAGAGTTTGATTCTATGTTATTTCATTTACCACTTGCAGGATCTACATTTAAAAAAGTTTATTACGATGTACCACTTGGAAGAGTGGTATCTAAATTTGTACCAGCAGATGAATTAGTTGTGCCATACACAGCAACAAGTTTAAATGATGCAGAGTCTGTTATTCATGTAGTAAAAATTTCAGAAAACGAATTAAGAAAACAACAAGTGTCAGGTTTCTATAGAGATGTAGAACTAGCACCACCAGGTAATGTTGAACAAAATTCTGTAGAAAAAAAAGAAAGAGAATTAGATGGCACTAAAAAAACTGGTAAGCAAGAACCAGTTTATACTTTGTTAGAGTGTCATGTAAATTTAGACTTAGAAGGTTTCGAAGAAGTCGGCGCTGACAATCAACCGACTGGAATAAAATTGCCCTACATTGTAACTGTAGAAGAAGGCAGCCGAGTAGTCCTCTCCATACGGAGAAACTATGCGCCCAATGATCTAAAGAAAAATAAGATCCAATACTTTGTCCACTTCAAATTTCTGCCAGGACTTGGATTTTATGGCTTTGGACTCATTCACATGATTGGCGGATTGAGCCGTACGGCAACGGCGGCTCTCCGTCAATTATTAGACGCAGGGACTTTATCAAACTTACCAGCAGGTTTTAAACAAAGAGGTGTACGAGTTAGAGATGAAGCGTCACCAATACAACCAGGTGAGTTCAAAGATGTTGATGCACCGGGTGGATCATTACGTGATGCATTCTTTCCATTACCATACAAAGAACCATCACAGACATTATTAAATTTATTAGGCATCGTTGTACAAGCAGGTCAAAGATTCGCGGCTATTGCTGATATGCAAGTGGGAGATGGTAACCAAGCAGCCGCAGTTGGAACCACAATCGCTCTTCTCGAGAGAGGCTCACGAGTCATGTCAGCAATACATAAAAGATGTTATGCAGGTATGAAAGATGAATTCAAATTACTTGCAAAAGTTGTTTCACAATATTTACCACCAGAGTATCCATATGATGTTGTAGGTGGTGCAAGAAATATTAAACAAGCAGATTTTGATGACAGAATAGATGTTGTGCCGGTCGCAGATCCAAATATTTTTTCTATGTCACAAAGAATTACATTAGCACAAACACAATTACAGATAGCAACATCGAATCCAATGTTACACAACATGTATCAGATATATCGAAACATGTATGAAGCAATAGGTGTTAAGAATGTGGACGCAGTTTTACCACCACCAGCTCCTACTGCACCGATGGACCCAAGTATGGAACACATTAATGCGTTAGCTGGTAAACCTTTTCAAGCTTTTCCTGGTCAAGATCACAGAGCACACATCACAGCTCACTTAAATTTTATGTCAACTAACATTGTAAGAAATAATCCACAAGTTATGGCGGCAATACAGAAAACGAGCGTAAAAAAGACAATGATAAGGCTCAACAAGACCTTGCAAGAGCAAGATTGATGCAACAAGGTGAAATTGCAGAGGATAAAATGGAACAAAACGAAGATTTAGCTAAATTAAGAGCTGGAGTTAGCCTTGCAAAGAGCGGAATTGACAAAGCAGCCGTTATGGTAGAGGATAATTAATGCCGTTAAACAAAAAAGGTAAAAAAATTATGAAATCCATGAAGAAACAGTATGGTAAGAAGAGGGGTGAAAAGATATTCTATGCATCTAAGAACAAAGGTGTTATAAAAGGGGTCAAAAAAGGAGCATAAATGCAAAAACTTGATAAAATTAAAGAAGTTAAAGTTGCTGAGCAGAGTATTGAGGTAGATCCAAGATCTAAAACTACTGCTGACCAAGCATTTAACTATATTGCAACAGGAAAACCTGAAATGCCGGTTGGCGGTCAGAAAAGAATGTTGCCTGAGAAAAAAAGAAACTCTAAAGCTTACTAATTATGTGGTTATCGGCGATTAAACTAGCCGTCTCTGCAGGAAGTAAGATTTACGCTAACAAGCAGAAGACGAAGATGGCAATGTCTGATGCACAATTGATGCATGCAGAGCGTATGGCCAAGGGTGAGGAAGCTTACCAGGGAAAATTGCTAGAAGCTCGTCAATCAGACTGGAAAGACGAGGCAGTTTTAATAATTCTTAGTTTGCCCGTCCTGGTGCTCGCATATGCAGTTATATCGGACGATCCAACTGCTATGGACAAGGTAAAATTGTTCTTCGAGATGTTTTCGCAGCTCCCTTCATGGTTCACAAATCTTTGGATCCTTGTCGTGGCGAGTATTTATGGTATAAAGGGTACACAAATTTTTAGAAACGGAGGAAAAAAATAATGGCTGTATTTAGTTTTGTAAAATTAGGTAAAAAAATTTTTGGTAAACAAAAAACTACTGGAAAAACTACTAATCCTTTTGAACGTAAAAAAATGAGAAGCGATAGAGCAGCTAAAATAGGTCAATTAAAAGTTGATCTTGCTAAATTAAAAGGTGGTTCTAAAAAACTTCAAACTTCAATCGACGAAGTTAGAGCAGCTATGAGAGAAAAAGCTAGAGTTAAAAAAATGGGTGGTGGATTTATGGGCCGTAGAATGGGTTACAGTCAAGGATCAAACGGTAAGCCAGTAAGTAAAAGTAAAAACCCTGGTTTACTTAAAATGTCTAAATCAGAAAAAGGAAAAGCAGTAGTTAAAAAATTTGGTTATAATCCAAATAGAATAGTTGCTAAAAAAGGTGGTAAAGCATAATGGCAAAACTATGTCCAAGAGGTAAGGCCGCAGCGAAGCGAAAATTTAAAGTGTACCCAAGCGCATATGCTAATATGTATGCATCAGCAGTTTGTTCAGGTAAAGTTACACCAGGTGGCAAAAAGAAAAATAGAAAAAAAGCTATGGGTGGTGGAATGATGAATCAACCTCGTGCTATGTATGGTAAAGGCGGTGGAGTTTGCATTAGAGGAATGAATAAGGACGCTGTTGGAAAGAACTCGTAATGAGAACCTACTATTCAAAAGGTGGAGGACTTAGAGAATGGGTCAAGCAGAACTGGGTAGATATTGCAAACAAAAAATCGGATGGTTCATACCCGAAGTGTGGAAGAAGTGGTGGCGAAAAAAGAAAAAATTATCCAAAATGCGTGCCTATTGCAAAAGCAAGAGCGATGAGCAAAGGGCAACGTGCGGGTGCCGTAAGAAGAAAACAAGCGAAAGCGAATACAGGCCCTACACCTAGTAGAGCCGCTACATTTGCTAAAAAGAAAAAAGCATAATGAGAAGACAAGATAGACAACCACCTAAAACTAAAAAGTATTTCAGATCTACAAAGTCTGGAGCAGGGATGACAAAAGCTGGGGTCGCCCGATACAGAAGAGAAAATCCTGGCAGTAAACTAAAAACAGCGGTTACTGGCAAGGTCAAGCCAGGATCAAAAGCTGCGAAGAGACGTAAGTCCTTCTGCGCGAGAAGCGCCGGCCAAATGAAAAAGTTTCCAAAAGCTGCAGCTGATCCTAATTCAAGACTAAGACAGGCTCGCAGAAGATGGAAATGTTAAATGGCAGACCCTAAAAAAGGCACAGGTAAAAAACCACCTGGCACAGGAAGAAGACTGTATACAGACGAAAACCCTAGAGATACAGTTAAAATAAAATTTGCAACACCAGCAGATGCAAGAGCGACTGTTGCAAAAGTCAAACGTGTAAACAAACCGTTTGCAAGAAAAATACAAATACTAACAGTGATGGAACAAAGAGCTAAAGTTATGGGTAAAAGCCAAGTTGCATCAATTGCTAAGAAAGGAAAAGATGCAATTAGAAGTCGTCATAAAAAAACTAGTTAATTTTATTAACGCAAGAACAGAAGCTTTATCTATAACAGTCACATCAGGAGGTGTTGACAATATGGAAAAGTATCAGTATATAATAGGACAAATAAATGCCCTAGAGGCAACAAGACAGGAACTCTCTAACCTGCTAAACGATAAGGAGCAAAATGAAGGAACAGTCATCGATATTAAAACCAAACAATAAACTTGTTGGTGTAAAACCCTCAAAACAAGAACCAAAATTACCAAAACCCACTGGATGGAGACTTTTAGTTTTACCTTTTAAAATGAAAGAGACGACCAAAGGAGGATTACATTTAGCTGAAACAACTTTAGAAAGACAACAAGTTGCTTCACAAGTTGGATTGGTAATGTCCATGGGTCCACAATGTTATAAGGATAAGGAAAGATATCCTGAAGGACCGTGGTGCAAAGAAAAAGATTGGGTTATGTTTGCAAGATATGCGGGTAGCCGAATAAAAATAGATGGTGGAGAGATGCGTCTGCTAAACGACGATGAAGTGTTAGCAACAATTGATAGTCCAGAGGACATCTTGCATGAGTTTTAATCATAGGAAGGAGTAACTATGCCAGAAGAAGAAAAAAAGACAGTGCCCATCGATACATCAGGACCTGATGCAGAAGTGGATATCGAAGAAA